TTCGATGACGGGGTGAAGACCCCTGAGAAGCGTGATCGGGCGATATCCCGGTTTATGATGAGCGAGGTAACCTGCGCTCTGACTAACCAGAAGTTCGAACCATTAGCGTCGGGTCAGCCACCACTGTGGCTCGATGACCGGAGCGACGACCTTCCGGACGAAAGAGAGGTTATTATGCTTGCTCGCAAGCATATCTTTCGTGTCCTCGGCCGTTTTCCGGGTTGGGAAGCACTGATGGACGGGATGGACTTTGGGCCTGGCGCTACAACACGCCTGAGCCGTAAGAAGTCTGACAGGTCCAATAAGTGGGGTGGTGCCCCACACGTTGCACTATTTTCCTCCAAGCCCCTTGACGTTATTTTTGACGCGTACCCGCTGTTATCTAGGCGGTTACAGGGGTCCGGTTACGAAATCGTAGCCGGAAATAACTTGGATTGGGTACCGAAGAACTATAAGACGGATCGCACAATCGCGATTGAACCGGAGTGGAATATGTACCTGCAGAAGGGCATAGGAGCCTGGTTCCGCAAGCGTCTGAAGCGGGTGAGTCAAAATCTCGATGACCAGGGAGTGAATAACTTCTTGGCGGCCATCGGTTCTATTGATGGCTCGTTGGCCACGCTCGACTTGAGCATGGCCTCTGATACGGTTAGCTACCGTCTTGTCGAGACGCTGATTCGCCCCGACTGGTTCGAGGCACTTGAGCAGTGCCGGTCACCAGTTGGTTCTTTCGTAGATGAGGAGGCAAACAATGTCACCGTGATCTACGAAAAGTTCTCATCGATGGGTAATGGCTACACGTTCGAGTTGGAGTCTCTGATTTTCTGGGGTCTCCTTCGGGCTGTTGCTGAGCTGGTCGATGAGCCGGACCGTCGTCTGTATGTGTATGGCGACGACATCATAGTTCCCGCAAACCTAGCGGGCTATGCCATGCACTACCTTAAAGCGTGTGGTTTTGTTGTGAACCCGGACAAGAGCTTCGCGTCCGGCCCTTTCCGCGAAAGTTGCGGGGGGCACTACTTTAAGGGTTACGACGTGACACCGTTCTATGTACGCGAACCGGTTGATACTCTAGACCGGTTGTTCCTCCTGCACAATAACGTTTATCGATGGCTCAATCGCCATCCGGGGATTTGCAACCCCGAAAGTGCACGAGATTTGTTGCGATGGATAAGGAGCTTCGCTCCCGACACATGGCAGCAGCCCCGCCTCCTCACTGAAGATGTGGGGGATGGGGCTTTCATCGGCGCTTTTGATGAGGTCCGACCTGAACCAATAGGACGGACGAAACGTTACCGCGGATGGGAAGGCTGGAGAAGCGAAACCCTCCAGTACCGTCCGAAGCGCGTACAACCTGGTAACGCTGTGAAGCGTAA